GAAATTAGCCAAGAAGATGGGTAAATGGTGGATTAGTGCTGATAGTGAAATGATTAGAAGGTGTGAGAAAAAGTTCGGTAAACCATTTTGATTAAAAACCATAACAGTAACTTTGATAGATGTTTAACTCATGGTGAAATTATGGAGGATAGACTCTGCTCTATCTTTGCTGAAAAACGAATAGAAATTAAATCAGATAATCTATGGCATAAGACTGGTAACATTGCTGTTGAATATTTTTGTTGGGGTAAAAAGAGTGGTATCTCCATTAGTAAAGCTAAATTCTGGGCATTTATTTTAGAAAAAGAGAAATCTATTGAGTGGGTTTTTATAGTTCATATAAAAAAATTACGTCACTTAGCACAAAAATACTATGACAAAGGTAGTGTAAAATATGGTGGTGATGCCAAATGTTCTTGGATGATATTGATACCAGTTAAGGAGTTAATTCAGTGAAAAAGAAAAAGAAAAAAAAATCACAAAATAAATATTCTCAATCTGATTTAGGTGGTCAAACAATTTTTAAGGATGAAGATGGAAAGTTGTATCGATTACCTGATATGGAAGAAATTATCATTGAAGAAAGAGCCAAATCTCCTAGTGGTGTTAGATTACGTTACACTTCCTTACTAGAGAAATATTTTCATAATCATGTGCTTTACCCTGATAATCCTAGATTGAATGAGGATATGTACAAGGCTGGATGTCTATTTGGTTTTGATAACTACAAAGCTGGTTTGAACCAGAAAGTAACAATGGTCTATGAAAAAGATTTTATTAAAGGTGATTTACTGACTGGAAGAATAGCAAAGTATGATGCTCATCAGAGAGTGAAAGATGCCATGATAATGCTGAATGAGTGTGCTTCTGTTGTTTATGACTTCATCGTTCACGACAGACCATCTACTCATTATATCAAAAAACTTCAAAGGGGATTGCTTAGGTTGTGTAATTTTTATGATATATAGCCACTGTAAACCTTTTGTAAACCTCAATAATCAACATAAATGTGATATATTATTATTACAGTCGAGAATTGTGACTGGAAAAAGGGGATAACATGGAAGAAGATATGATTATCCCAGAAGTAAATTTATATTTAGCAGTTATCTGCCAAGCAATGATGGACGCCTCAGGACTCGCTCCACAGCTTAATGACTACAATGTTAAACAAAAAGCAAAAGCATGGCTAAAAGAAGATAACGACGAATTTCAATATATATGCGACATAGCTGGTATTCATCCTCATAAGGTTTTAGGTATTTATCAAGAGTTGCTGACACAAAAAAAAAACTACAAATCACGTCCAATTACGAGGATATTACCACAGGAATAAGATATGCACTATCCAAAGAGGTTTGTTATTACCGAAAATGAAAATGGCACTTACAGCCTTATCATCGTTGTTGATGATTACGAGTCGAAGGACGACGCCAGATACTTCCTTAAAGTTATTGCAGATACAATAGGATATGAATACCAAGAAGAATATAACACAGCAGAAAAACGAACTATCCATTAAAAAGACAGGTCGACCAAGTAAGTACAACAAGACAGTCATCAATGAGTTTATTACGTTACTACAAGAGGGAACTCCGTTAAAAGAAGCACTAAGACAGACAGGATTAAAGTGGTCTACCTTTGTCAGTTATAAGAACGCTGATGAGAAGCTCAAGGAAGCCTATCAGACAGCACGAGCCGACGGCATCGACTACTCTCTACAGGAGATTGATGACCTAATAAAAGAAACGCTAAACGATAAAAGTAAACAATCCATGATGAAAACTAAGTTAATAGATACACTAACAAGACATAGACACTTCTTAGCAAGTAAGTTGAATAGAGAGTCTTATGGTACTCATCAAGATAAAATAACACTAACGAACAATAAGGGAGAACAATTTAGTATAGAATGGCAAAAATAAAAATACCAAGATACGAGTTTAAAATCTTTGAAACTTTAGGTAAAGTAGCAGTGAAAGTAGGTCAAATGGTAGACAAACTACTGGAGTGGACATACGAGTGGACTGCTAAAGTTATTGAGTTTACTTGGAATAATACATTGGGTAGACTTTTAGACAGATAAGTTCTATAGAAAATCGTAATTTTTTATTACTTTTTGTTCAATATATCGAACAATTCTTATAATACGTATTATGCAACAAATATTTTGACGTGCTACAATCGTTGTATATCAACAATAATAATATTTACACAGCAAAAACCCAGAAAAATCAAGGATTTCAGAGGTTCTGTATATCGAACCCACCCCAGCGATGAGCTGACAATGTCATTGTAACCCATTTCAACCCAGAACAGTTTTTCCTTATGCCTTTGAGGTTATCTATTAAACAAATCAATAAAAATAAGCTCTATAATATGGCACAGGTGATAAATTGGGATAGGGATGAACAGGTAAAATATAAAAAATGCCTGTTTTGTGGAGAGTGGGGAACATTTGCTATCAATCCCACTGATAGTAAAGCGTATTATTTTTTATGTGGGAAACATTATAATCATGACCCAAAAGAAAACACCCAAAAAAACAACCACCAAGAAGAAACAAAAAATTACCAACTTTTTTGACGTTATTTTAGCTCAGGAGAGCCAACGAACAAATTACCCTGATAGAATGGGTAAGGGAGTCGTCAGGGGGAAAGACGTGTCTCGCATCAGAGATGCCTTAAATAGCTCAGAAAAAAATTAAAAAAAACGCCTACGGCGTTACTAGGGGATTAGAAAAAAATGAAGAAAATAACTATTCCCTATAAACCAAGAGATTTACAAAAAGAAGTTCATGAAAAGCTAAAACGCTGGAATATTCTGATTTGTCACAGAAGATTTGGAAAAACTGTGATGGTTTTGAATGAGATATTGAAGAAATGTCTCCAATGTGAACTTCCTAGACCTCGTTATTATTATATTGCTCCGACGTACAGTATGGCAAAAAGAATAGCATGGGATTATTTAAAACATTATACCGAAGTGATACCGAATGTAGAGTATCACGAAACAGAATTAAAATGTGATTTACCCAATGGGGGGAGAATACAGTTATTAGGTTCAGAAAGACCTCAAACATTAAGAGGTTTATATATGGATGGATGTGTTGTCGACGAAATGTCAAATACACCTCCTAATCTATTAACTGAAATCGTTAGACCAGCTCTATCGGATAGAAAAGGATGGTTTATTGGTATTTCAACTCCCTCAGGACATAATCATTTCTTTGATACATACCAACAAGCAAAACAAAACGAAAATTGGTATGCAGAAGTTTTTAAAGCATCAGAAACTGGTGTTGTCGATGCAGAAGAATTAGCCGAAGCAAAAAGAACCATGCCTCCTGAAATATTTGAGGCAGAGTTTGAATGTAGTTTTGAAGCTAATGCGATTGGTTCTATTTACGGACAATCACTTTCAAAAGCCGACGACGAAGGCAGAATAACCAAAGTTCCTTACGACCCAACGCTCAAGGTCTCTACCTTTTGGGATTTAGGGATGGCTGATAAAACAGCGATATGGTTTGTTCAACAGAAGGGGTCTGCAATTCACCTCATTGACTACTTTGAAGATAGTGGTGAGAGCTTAGAATACTACGCTGGTGTTCTTCAGGAGAGACGGTATCTCTATGACACCCACTACTTTCCTCATGATGCTCAGGTACGAGAATTAGGCACAGGAAAATCTCGTTATGAAGTCGCTCAATCATTAGGGATGCCTGTCAGTATTATACCGAAACTATCTGTTGAAGATGGAATTAATGCAGTTCGCATGACTTTACAACGCTGTTGGTTTGATTTTGAAAAAACCAAAGAGGGTTTAGATGCTCTACGTCAATATCGTTGGGCAACAAATGATAAAGGCGAAGCAAAAAATAGACCTGTTCATGACTGGACATCGCACAGTGCAGACGCATTTCGATATTTATGTATTGGACTACAAGAAACAAAACAATGGAGTACAAAGATTAATTATCCCAAACTAGCAATCGTATAACATGGCAAAATTAACAAAAGATAAAATTCTTTCTATGATATCCCAAGAGATTTCAAACTCGATGGGATATTATGGAGGAGAACTCACTGAACAAAGACGACAAGCCTTAAAATATTATCGAGGAGAAAAACTTGGTAATGAAGTAGAAGGACAATCTCAAGTTGTCTCTCAGGATATGTTGGAAGTTGTCGAAAGTATTATGCCTTCGATGATGAGAATTTTTACTCAGGGAGAAAGTATCGTCAGATTTGAACCTCAACAACCTGAGGATGTCGAGTATGCTGAACAAGCTACTGACTATATGAACCACATCTTCATGAAAGATAATGATGGTTATTCTATTCTCTATACCCTTTTTAAAGATGCGTTAATTTCTAAAAACGGATTTGTTAAATATTATTGGAAAACATCAAAAGAACAAAAGAAAGAGTCGTATGAAGGATTAACAGAAGAAGAATATCAATCTTTGTTAGCTGATGATGAAATTGAAATTATTAAAGTTGATGAAAAATTAGATGGTCGTGATGAACCAATTTACGATGTTGACTGTAAAAGAGTTAAAGAAATTGGACGTATTAAAATTGAAAACGTCGCTCCAGAAAATATTCTCATTACTCCAACAGCAACTTCTTTAGACGATTGTAATTTTATTGCACAACGAGTATATAAAACTCGTTCTGAGTTAACCGACATGGGTTATGATAGAAAAATCATTGACCTTCTACCTCCTTCTGATGAAGAAATTTACAATACAGAGTCTGTGACACGTCGTTCTTATGATGATGTTAATGGTGTAAACGAATATCAATCTTCTGACCCATCCATGACTCAGGTCATGATACATGAGTGTTATTTAAGAATTGATACAGATGGAGATGGTATTGCAGAATTAAGAAAGATTATTGTCGGAGGCAATGCACATAACAATTATCACATTTTAGATAATGAAGAAATTGAGCAAATTCCTTTTGCTACTGTTTGTGCTAATCCAATGCCACATCGATTTTTTGGTTTATCGATGTTTGATATGATTGGTGACCTCCAAGAAATTAAAACCACCCTGATGAGACAAGTTCTCAATAACTGCTATCTACAAAATAACTCAAGAGTAATTGCTGTTGATGGTCAGGTTAATATTGATGATTTATTAGTTTCACGAGCTGGTGGAATAGTACGTGTAAAG